GGTGGGGGTGGTGGTGGTGGGGGGGGTTCTGGTTCGCCAGGGGGGGTTGGTCCTTCCGGACTCTCTCCCGCCAGCGTCCACACAATCGGTAAAGCAGTCACTGCTGCTGACACAAGTCCTGGTTGCAAAGCTGTAAGCTCAACGTATTCGTCTGCCGAAGCATACACGTAATACGCCGACAGTCCGTCACTAGTACGAATTGTCGCCAACGGGGCATCTTCAGACGGCGCTCCTATCGCATCCATTTTCATGGCCATCTTGCCAAAAGACGAGTTAAACACAAGTCTAAGGCCAGTAAACAATTGTTGTTGTTCTACCATCAAGTATACATAATACTCTTTCAACACTCCGTAAGTCATGGTATAAGACCCTCCATTACGAACATATGTTGAAACACCTGTCTCCCCAACCTTAACGGTCAGAGGAATTATAGGGTATAGCGCGAGCGTCGCATGCGTTGCATCCGTTATCGTAGCTTCTATCGAGCATATAGGCGTCCATGTTCCTATCCCCTCTCCATTACTGAAAAAGGAATTTCGATCACGAAACAGTCGACTAATCATATTCTGAGTCATCCGACTTCTATATGAACGATTACTAAGCGTTTGCGAGTCGAGTTGCCGGCCAACTAAGGCAAGCTTCTCCACTACATACTTATCAACAGCAGTTTCATAATCTACGGCCAACAAAGGCAATAGATCTTCCACAAGGCAATAATTCGGTCTCTGAGACAATTTCATTCTCAAGCTTTCTACAAAGCTTTCATAGTACTCAGAGCCATGTAGCAAGGCTTCATCAAGATGACTCCTCACAATCTCTTTCCATATTTCAATTTCAGTATTGCCAACCTGAGTCCACCCAAAGGTGGCTTCAATCGAGCGTTGCTCCAAAGGTGCAGTGACGCGTTCACCAATTCTGGCAAAGCGACGTTTCAAAAATGTCACTTCTTCCTCCGAAACAAACTCTACTATCTTATCATCTTTCTTTGCTGAAGTGGCCTCCTGTCCTATTGCTAGTAAGGCGGCCTGCAATGTAACAAAATTAAATTTATCTTTTATACTATCACAAACGGTCATGACTATGTCATCACCAAATGTGCTAAAACGAACTGTGCTTCTGAAGGAAGCCCAGTCTTGCTTAGTGATCACTGAGAAGCAGTAACCCATAAAAAGTTGATTTATTATTGAATTTATTACAGTTGTCATTATATCTCCGGATTTATTACTATGTTCAGTCATATAAACGGTTGTATTATCTACCATCAAACTATTAATACATTGCTCAGCAAAAACATAACGAGCATTTGTCCAACTGTCTGGATCTATTTTCTTCATTGTTTCGATTATCAAACTCCAAGCCGCGCGCATAAATGCGGACGGCAAGTGCTTATCAAAATTGGCATAATCTACATCAAGCCAATTTGGATGTTTTCCCAATCTATTGTACAACATTTCCCATTCGGGTGAGTGTACATTAATTCCAATCGAATGATCAAGCTGATCCCCACGAGCCATATAGGCTTCCTTAAAGGTTCCAAAAAGGGTATTCCCAACCACTACATCTTCAACTGCACTGCAATTGAACACCCTAGTCTTCCCAACTTTAACGTGGGCAGTTTTCACCAAACAGTCTTTCAACTTACTCGCACAATAAGATCGTACTCGTCTAAGTTCATTCATTTCCCGAAGTTTAACTGCGCAAATTAGCGCAAGCTTTCTCCCTTTATCATCTTTCGCAAAAGTCCGCTTTCCATCAACGCTCATGGATATGAGGGCCGATTTCTTTGCGTAATCAGCATTCTGATTCCAGGGAATACCACTTGAAGAGTTTAATTCCATTCCTCGTACATACTTGGAGTTATTTGGTCCATTCATGCCTATATACAACGCTTGTTGTGCCTGGCTTGGCACCGCAAAGTTGCAATCTGCAAATATCACTTCCCACTCCTTCTGTAGGGACTTCGTCACCCGATCAAGGACAACGAGGTCTGGTTCAGGCAAGACTACACCCATCACTGAGTTCGGTCTCATGAGTAAACTCGGTTCACCCAAACCATTACATGGTAATTCTCTTTCTAGTCTTCTATCTCCGGGTCGCATTACTGAAGGTTCCATTTGAACTTCAAATGCTCCATAAAATGGTGACTTATGCCACGCATTCGCTTTCGTAACTACTGGTGCTGCACTATGTTCGTAGGATATACTCCCAACAAACTCCACATCGTCGCCTGTCGGCAAATCAACGGGAAGCCCGCGGGTTACCAACCCCTCATACACATCAATCTCCGACCACTCCACCTTTGGCCAGTTCTTAATCTGCCATGCACCATGTCCAGCATTCTTTGCAGAAAACTCTGGATGAGCATTACGAAGCTTTACTTCATCAATTTGTTTCTCTAACTCAACAGATTGAGTAAGCTCTTTCAATATTTCAGCAGTCAAAAGTGCGGAAAATGCGCGAGTATTGCTACCCAACACATGGAATCCCAACACCTTCTTCGTCATTCGACTATTCATTGCCATCAACAGACCGCCGCAGTCGCCTGCGACTGTAGTGTTAATACTAGTATTCACACCACGCACATCTATCACATCAAACTCTTCCGAGGCTGATGACATCTTATCGTCACTCTTAACAGTGAGAGATCTTCTTCCACTCCAGGTAGCAGTGCCTGTCGCGATAAATCCATGCCGGGGAAGATACTGTATGCAGGGGAGCCCCTTAAGACTCTCCAACAAAGTAGCTTCATCCATTACATGATCTCTCAACGTTACGGGGTAAACGTAATCATTATTGGCATAATCGAGTGAGATTTGCATCCCACTCCTCTGCTGAATAAGCTTCTCAGCCTGCTTTCGATTCATAAGGCGAATAGAACACAACTCCTTGTATGGGAGAATTTTCTCCACAATACCAACAGTATATGTCTTATTATACAATACTTCGCCTGTACTCAGAGGGCCTGAAGGGCCCGCTAAGGATCGTATTTTAAGTAGGCAACCAACCGGAGCCATATGTGAGGGGGCAATGACATATCTGCCATAGCCCAGTCCGGTTAAAGTTGCTGAATCAATCTTATCAAAATTTTTCCACGCTTCTTGCGAGTCATAGCGGTTATTTACTGCACCGCGCGTAATGAATACGCCAATCTTCTGTTCTAGCTGCTTAATATGTGTTATAGCAGCGTCATCACATGACTCTTTAGCAAGAATTTCAGCCTGTTTAAGTTCCCGAGCGCGTCGCTTCCGGGTAGAGTTTCCTCCTTCCCTTTCGCTATCGCTCAGATCCTCAGCTTCCTTCCTTACAATCTTCCTCACCACCTTTTTGGGGGCGGCGCGGGAGCCAATCTTTTGATAATCTTGTTCTACTTCACTATCTGAATCATCGTTTAACTCTTGTCGGTATTCTGGTTCGCACCAATCCTCAAGCCTAAACTTACATATATCTTCAATCTTAAATAGCAATCCATTTTGCTCTTTAATCTGCTTACGTATTTTCTTTATTAAAGCTGCTGTATACACTATACACTTGTCTTCTTTAACTGTGGTCAACAAGTGAAAGGTACCAAACATCCAGCCATCACGCACATAGCCATACAGTCCCCAATCTTGTGGATTGAGAGCCATAATTAGCGGGTCAAGTTCCTCCATGAGTTCACGGAAGGCATTTCCCCTTACCTTACACACAAATGAAATATTCATCGATGCGTTCATATGCATATCATCTTCTTTGCTTTCAAACCAACTCTTATAAGCATAACCAGCACCCGTCATCTCCCCCAGCAATTGCTCGCCGGGAGAAGTATACGGGCACGTCGTGTCTTCAAAAGCAAAGATTTTAATATGATTGTGCGGTACTGTCCCCCCTGATTGGGGGCCATAATTCTTTTCGTAAGCATACCATTCAAGTCCAATATTACTTGCATGTGTAAAAAGTTGTTTAATAGTTCTACACATCGTCCTCGACGTCAGGTGATTCGTCGTATCGTGCAAGTTTGGAAATATAACATGATCTACGTCCCAATTAGGGAACTTATTCTTTTTAACAATGCAGTCATGATATATCCATGGATTGCCACTAGCGGCTATCGCCACTTGATCGCAAAACGGGCAAGGTTTGTCTTGTTCCTTATAATAATTCACTTTAACATCCCCTTCACGCTTAGCCAACTGTTCTTCCTTGGCAAATCTCTTATTCAAGTCTTTCTCCAGTTGTTTATCTAGTACAAAAGAGTGCTTGCTCACTCGCATAACTCTCTTCTTTTCATTCTTCTTTCCTGTAACTTTTGTATATTCACGGTCAACCTCCTCGGCTCCTCTGGTCAAATATTTCCATACTGCCCAGATTAACCCAAGTACTGTTCCTATCAGCAACCATACGGTCCCTGACGCGGTCACCTCGGCGGTGCCCGTAACTATACCATCAATCTGCTCTCCGATGTTTCCACCGAAAAACTCTATGATGTTCAACAGTGCCCATGCTATCCAACCTGAAAACACTTTCACCCAAGAATCAATATATTCCATCGCTACCCTGATGGGGCTCAACAATTTGTCAAGACCCCACCAAGACCAATCAAGGTAGTCATTCAGCCGCCGACGAAGCGGCGTCCTGGCCACGCGAGCTTGGCGAGAGAATCTATTGGGTGTCCGATATCTCCAGGTTGACATAGACCTGTAAATGTCATAAGTTACATTACCTAATATAGTTATTACCACAGCCCAGGTGTTATCCTGCTGTACTAATTCCCATATCGGCACCAATATGTGCCATCTCAAGACTGATAACCACAGTCTGGGGATGGCACCTATCGGCATTTCCCTGAGCAATGCATACCGTCGATACGCATCATTCAGTTGATTTATGGGCACATTCGCACCTGCAATCTCTTGTACTAGAGGGGCTTCATCCGGATGATTAGCCCAATCATCTACTCTACCATCTATCGTTGGCACAGCAATCATCGTAGCTCCCGAATTTATAGTAAGGGAGTACACATAATCTTGCTCCAGATTCGTATCACGTATCCTCTGGGGAGTACCAAAAGTGTCCACAAACGAAGTCCACCATCTCTGGCGGTCCTCGCGTCGTACTGTGAACACCCGTATACTCTGCAAAATTCCATATACATCTATCGTATTTGTCTGTTCGCACCACTCTTCAGCTGTTATATCCTGTTCTCGATGACGCATCAATGAAAGCCACGAATAAACTCGTGGATCATCTAATCCTATTATTGGCTCCTGCTCGTAAGCAGCGTACAGTGCCGTCGACCAAACCCACGTGGGTCGTGGGTGAGGTGAGGGTCTGGGCCATTCTAGGTGCTCAGGGCTCCCAACTTCCGCTGGGGGCTCTGTTAATTGAGCAGTTGGTCTTACTTGCTCAACATGAGCTGTCATCATTCTATCGTAAAATTCATTACCAATTCTCCGTGCTTCACCGGAATCAAGGGAGGACATACTTTCGTCGTCCGACCAATCCTCCACGCGTCGAATCATCTCTTCATCTACTCGAGCAAACTCCTCATCGGAGTCCACTTGTCGTATCAAATCTTCAGGTGGTATAACTTCTATCTGTGGTGCTCCATTCATCGAGGCTAATTCTGATGCAAATTTTTCCTCATTTAACAACATTCGATACATAATATTATCCGCTATCGTATCTACTGTATGCGCATATGCTACACAAGTGCCCGCTCCTCCAACTCTCCAGGAGCAAGTCGAGGCATTCTTGGGTAGAAAACAATGCGCAAACATAGGTGCCATGTGAAATTCCAAATGTTTAAAATCCGGATCGTAAACTCGAAGCGTGGACGGTGAAGCCGACCCCGCCTTACGCCGTACTCCAATTGTTACTGGAAAACGGTTATGAAGTGCTTCTATGTTGTTAATTTTGGTTGAACCTCCGGGAAGGTAGTTACATGATGTTATGCAAAGTCGCGCAGCAAAAGGTAGCCCTTTCTCTTGCAATTGTGCTTGGACAGTACCGATGGCCTCTCCTGAAATAAAAGAGAGCCACATCTGGTGATCTTTATGTTCCTTATCTGCGAACGCATCGTCCGCATACACTATTTCCTGTCCATTATATCCTTGATCAAATTCATCTCGAGCTTGAACGTTCCAGGTTTGCCATTGTTTGGCTTGCCTGAAGGTCGCCCAGCGATCTGAATCAATCCGATACTGATTTTCTAGCTTTTCTGCCACACGCTTAACTATTTCGCTACGCAATTTTGATTTCCCCAGTTGGGAGTCACCCACAATGCACACGCCGACGGGTTCGACGCGTTTACCACAAGTTCCTCTTACCTGAGCTATTTGAGCATCCCACACAGTGGATTTTGCTAATATCGTCTGAATCGAAATAAAAAGTTTAGAGGCGGTAATATCTCTACACATATTCTTTCTACAAATTTTCTCTATCTGATCAATTTTGTTCTTCCATGCCACCCACTCCTGCCATCCTGTACTAGTACAGTAATAAGCTGGAGCAACTGCCATTTGTCTATTTATTTTCTCAAACTCCGAACTAATATCGTTCATTTGCGTTTGCAATTCATGCATATATGCCCACTTGCCCGTCTTTATCAAGCCGAGCGAGTTTGCATATTCTTCTACCTTATCCCACATCTTCTCAATAGCTTCGCTATTACTCTGTGCTTTAGTGATCGGAGCAAGATAATCCTTTCCGGTAATGGTTAGGCCCAAGAGGCTTGTCGCCAATCCTCCCAGTCCTGCCATTCGTTTCATATCCCAAGTTGTTTTGTGTCTACTCATAAAATTCTCCATCATCTCGGGTATGTCCGTCAAGGCTTGTCTCTCAACCACTTCAGGTGTTATATAACCCATTACTGAGCCCATTATCGTATTCAACACTGATGTTTCCAAACCAAGCATACTAGCTATTGCTAGCAGCCAATTCGTCACATCCATTGTTGTACCTGATCTCGCAATTCCTGCAAGACAGCTTGCTATGCCAATTTTATGTTGTGCGGCACTCTTACACAATCCCTTAAGTGAAACTCCTTCTCCTGCAACCGCTGAGGTTACATTATGAATTCCTTGTACTACTCTTCCTGCAGCTTGATCAACAGCTTCGACAACGTTTTCACGAGTCTTAGCTATTGTATCGTCTGCTTTTTCTACCATATGAGCCACCATTTCTTTTCCAAAAACTAGTGATCTCTTCAACAACGCTACGCCAAGCGTGGTTATAGCTGCTGTTGTTGCAATGGGAGAGCCGGTTGTCATACCAACTCCTACCCAAAATGTTGTCCATGTTGCTATGGTATATAAATTTCTAAAAACAATTTCATTCCAGAAATCAAACTGTTGTCCTTCAGTTCTTTTAAACAAGTCCTTCAACTCAAATTGTTGTTTCACTCTCGGATTTCTAGGCAAATGAATCTTCGGAACCGCATAGAATTTCTTCCAGCGTTCTTCAGATCTCAGAATCCTGTTCCATCCACACCCTGGGGATAGGGTGGGGGCGGAGCGTATGGGTCCTGTAGGGTCGTCAATAACGTATCTAATGGGCTTCCTGCAAACTATAAATCTCCTAACACGCTGGCTTGCGTGCCGGGAAATTATGTCTACTATCTGCCGTTTCAAATACTTTGCCCTCAATGCTACTCTCCTTACGGTTCGTCTCATATGAGCCCTATCATTTTTACTCAAAACAGCTGAAATTGGAATAAATTCCATTTCCTTCTGATTTTCGTAACTTGCCATCGTTGCTCGATTCTTAACTTGCTTTACACTAGTTGCGCACTTGACACCAGGTTTCATAGGTGTCCAGTCCCAGTCAAGCCAATCAAGATACTTCTGCAACTTCTCTCTTTCTTCTCTCCTTCTCTTTGCTTCACGCGCTCGCTTGTTCTGTTTAGCACGCTTTCCTCTTCTTCTCTTACCGTCCTCTATGGCGACATACTTGTCGTGCACAGAGTAAGGTTCGAGCGTCAAGGTTGCGCTTCGCTTCATCCTAGCTACTGCGTTCTGCATTCGTTCCAGATCTTCTTCCGTTTTGGGAGCCCGGGGGTTTCGGGCCAGGCGGTTAAGCCAAGCCGTAGCCTCCCCAAACTCAAGTTGTCCCGCATTATTGCCATTTGCGTCATACTCTGCTACCTGGGAGAGGACCAACTCCTCTCCGAGTTCACAGCCGACTGTGCTTGCGGTACTGACTTCCTTGTCCATTGCTGGGGTTGTCATATTAATTGCTGCGTCGTGGATAAACGACCAGCTAACATTACTCTTCTGCATCTCTCCTACCTCCTCTTCTACACATGAAATAAAGGCGATACTGGACATATTGAATAATAAATTTTACTATTTTCACATCCTGCTCCGACACAGGTGGATCATAATATTCTCGGGTCTTCTGTCAATTCTACTTTTCGCGTAAACTACTGCTTATTTTCAACTGTTCTACTATCGTTGAGTGTGTTTTCGGCGCTAGCCCCCACGGAGTGGTTACCGGGGTATTAAAAGCCGCATTCCTAGACAAAACTCTAAGTATAATAAGTCTATTTTCCACAGAACTGCTCATCTACTAAGTATCATATTGGAAGTCGCTCTACAAATGTCAAAGACTTAGATGTAGCCCTAAAATATAATCATTTCCACTAAATGTGAAACGGTACTAGTATGAGATTATGTACCTAACCAAAAGCTGGCTATGCTCGTGCCAAGACGTTCTCCTCCTTCGTCCGTCAACTAAGAATGTAGATCCCACAATACTAAAGCCGGTCTTATTCACTGAAACAGTGAACAGACTCCTCTTATTCTTCTGGGCAATATACAAATCCTGGTCATGTGAGTGTATCAAGCTCACTACACCGGCCATTACAGCACAAAGATCTTGACTTGCGTCGCGTATATCTTTTATCAAGTGATTCTTTCGTATCTTTACGAGATTGAATAATAATCCTGTTAATACACTACCAGTTAACCTACTGGTGAAGGTTCTCGAGCGTTATGCAATTCCTCCTGTTGGGGCAAGAGGCTCTAACAAAACTCGCCGTACTTTGTCGAACATACTAACTACAACTAACTAAAGTAATAGTGTTCTGGCCTACTGAGATTTCGTACTCAAAGCTTGTTAGAATAATACATCATTCCCAAATAAAACTAAGTCATGTCAAATATACATTGCTAAGGTCATCTAATTTAGATCGGTCGATAACATTACAGTACAATACAAACATATATACACATAAGTTTTTGATATCGAGAAAAAGTAAGTGAACTAATCGCGTTCCTCTATTCCCTTTCCAATCAGTGTTCCCTACCAAGGGTACTAACTGTGTAATCGGTTTCAAGTAATAACTTTCGTAAGCACTATCCTAGTTCTTTTTATC